CCCTGCCGATAGCATGTCTTGCAACGGAGCTGGCAAGCGTTGGTTGGCTCCAAGTTCACTGTGATGGGAAACTTTGGAAGGCCCAGGGCATCGTATATGCGGAGGAAACTATTGAGATTCATATCATTTCATCCAAAGACTCGCTTAGAAGCTGGTCAATGGACTGCTCCACATCAAGGCCGGGCAGAGGCTTCAGCAGGCCGCTGTCAAAAGCCATTTGCAATGCCCCTCTCCGGCCTATGATGCCAACCGTCTTGAGCGTAGCAAGAGCAGTTGCCCGAATGTTGTTTACATTCGCCTCTTCCATAGGGTCGTCTGGGATTCCGTCCTGCAGCTTGACCTCGATATCTTCCTCCAGGATTTCAGGAGGATGGAGCTGTGACCAAAGGTGAAGCACGGCAGGGATAGCTTTCTCAGCTGCCCGCGCGTACTTGGAGACCTTTGAGAGAGTCGGTATGAGCCTGATTCTCAGTGCCGTGCCGCTTTCTGCCGTGCCCTGGCCCTGCCCAGCAAGCAATACTCGGGAGAGCTGGAGCATCTGGAGGAGCTGGTCCATGCTCTGCTCTATCGCCCGGTCCACTGCCCCCAATTCGGCCTGCCAGACCATGAGCGAAGGCGACGGATCGCCGGGCTTGGTGATGATAGCCTGGCCCGCTTTGTATTCCCATTCCTGGGTGGTGTGATTGAAGACGGTGGCAGACTCGGGAACTATCGGCGTTGGACTTGTAAACTTTGCTAGGACCTCCGCACGCTGAGCAAATAGGAGTTCCAGCGACTCTATGAGCGACAGGATAGAGGGCTTGTAGTCGCTTTGGCCATAATACCTCTCGGATGAGAGCTTGTTCTGGACGGCTACCACGAGCATATCCTCGACAGGAGGATACTGGTAGCCTTCGGCGTCCACCTCCAAGCCAGCATACGCAGGAAAATTCCCGAGAGGCAACGGTCCACTGAGCTTTTTCTCCGATTTGGTAAGCCCTGCCCCCGGAGATATCAGAAAAATTAAGTGCCGAATCTTCCCGGGTTGGTGGACAGTAAACTTGATATACTCTATTTCTTTTTCCTTGCCGCTCTGAGATTCCTTCTCCTTCCAGATATGGAAGAAGACAAACGCTTGGGGTAGCTGGATGTTGCCCGGAGTGACCACGATATAGCAGTTCTCGGGGTTGAGCGCCTGAATTCCGGCATCGGATACTTCAAACAGACCGATACCGTACCGGCTGACGTCGATGAAAGCCTGGTCAGCGGGCAAGTCCGGCAGGTCGTCGCGGTTCCCAGCCACGATTTCAGGCTCTTCGCCTAGGAGGAGATTTATGTAGCTGTCTGTGGCCAGCTCGGGCCAGTCGAGAATGATCTTCTGCTTCTTGGAATCCTTGGCACTGTCCGCCAGGTATGCGATGTACCGGGGAAACACCTTCTCATGGAGGCCGTTGTAGATCTGCCTCATGAAAGCATGCTCTTTGAGCCGGGCGGCTTCGTCTGCGTCCTCCGGCGGCCAGGGGCGGCCATCTGCAACGAAAGATAAATCAGTGAACATTCGGCATCTTCCCGGCCTCTCTTATGGCCTCGAAATCGTTCTTCTGAATTTTCATGTAGCATTCCTGGCAGCATAGGCGGTCCTGCAGGACTGTGAGCCCCAGGCGGTTGTCGGTGATGCCCGGAACGTGGGGAACTATGGGCGTAAACTCCAGCCTGGCTACAGGAACCGGGAACTCCTGGCCGATCTTGGAACCACAGAAAATGCAGATCATAGCCTCTTGCCCCGTTTCGCCTCTTCGCCGAACCAAATGGCCTGTGCAAGAGCAAATATCATGTCATCGTGCTCTCCTTCTTCGGCTTCGAACTTTGCGCGACCCTGTGCAGATATCTCAGCTCGGTAGGACAGCATCTCCTTCTCCAGTTGAGGCCAGATCGGCATATTGGGGTTGACCTGCACCTTACCGCTATCGAAGGCCCCAAGGAACGTGCCTATGAGCCTAGCTTTTCCGACATGGAAGATGGATCCCTGTTGGCTGAAAGATTCGCCCGCTGTGATGGTCACCGCATTGAGCCTAAGCCCCCTAGTATGGAGCATATCCACCACCGCAACGCCTACGCCTGTGGAATCAACCACCAACTCAGGCGGTTGCTGCCGATTGAACTCGGGCTTATGGTAGATCCTTGAAACCCAATCAACTATCTGATCATAAGGAAGCCCTTGCTTCCGGGCCATCGCCACTAGAGAGTAGCCAAACCGTCTTGTGTCTGGCCGATATTGCATGTCAATGACCGCAAGAGCGGACCAGTCTCGGAGCTGGGCAGGATCGAGAGAAATTATGAATGTCAAGAAATATCAACTACCGGAATACTGCTATCCATCGCCTTCAGGATGCTTTCGTGGCTGATCAATTGGGTCTCTCCAGCCACGAACTCACACTCAAATTCCTGAGCATAATACCACGGCCCCATAGGGCTGGTCCGTTGCTCCTCCAAGTACTCTTTTGAGATGCGGGGATTGTCTGATGCTTTGAGTTCGTACTTCTCCCAAGCTTGCGATTCTGTCCAAATCTTGTAATAGTGCCCCCTCTGCCCGAAAGGCGTCGAGGCCATAACATATTTGCAGTCCGGAAAAGTCGCCATCATCGGCATGATAGCGTAATGCAACTCATCCGAGCATTGGGCCGCTTCGTCCTCAACTATGACATCTGGTCTTGAGAAGCCGCGGATGGTTCTGCCATCGTTGCCGCCCGGCAGGCACAATATTCTAGATCCGGTTTCGAATTGCAGCGACAGCTTGGTAGATTCGTCGAACTTAGGAACTTCAGATAGCTGATCTATGAATGACCGGATCTTCTTGAAATTCTCCTGGGACTGTCTCAGGGCAGGAGCGATGATAAGAGAGAGACTGCCGGGCCGGAAGAGGGCAGTGTGCAGGCATATCAGGGACGACATTGTGCTCTTGCCGCCCTGACGATGGATGTTGAGAGCGAGTCGTTTGGCAGGACTATCCAGCATCTTGGCTTGCCAGGGATCGAGCACCAGTCCGAAAGATTCTTCTGCCCACTTGGAAGGATATTTTTTGAAGAGGTGATTGATCAGCTCAAGCTTTTCGGCCCGTGATAAGCCTTTCAAGTTTAGCATCTAAATCAGAATCGGTAGACATGTTAAGATTGATATTTTGAGGTTCGCCTTTGGATAAGATATCGATCACTTTCGCAGCTGGTTGAAGGCAGGAACCGATAGCATTGAACTTCTTGGCCTTCTTCGCGTCTTTGGCAGACTCTAAAGCAAGATCATAGATCTCTCGGGCGCATTTCTGCAGGTCGAGGCCTCTTTTTACTTCAGATTCTTTTTCAGCTTCGAGGATTGCTTTCGACACATGCCCGGACTTTACATGCCGTTCCAGAGACTTTACGCCTACGTCGAAACGCGCCGCGATACGACGCATAGGCTCCCCTTTTGCGACGCATCGATCTATCTGATCGCGCTTTTTATGAGCGCAAATAGTACACTTTGGAGGCACATATCATCAATCCTTTAAATTCCAACCGGCATTATGCTCCGGGCAATATCTGAAGAGAACATGGAAACCCATTCCATTCGGCACATCTCTGCCATTGGGCTGCTCTCGTGTGCCTCGTGGCCCTCATCGCTTCCCATTGAAGACAATTAATTCCCTCGAAAATTTCGGCGTAATATTCTATCACCGCCGGATCCGGGCTGTAGAGCGGCATGTAATAGGCATTGATTGTGTCTGATAGAGTCATTTCATCCAGCCGCCTATAATCAGGATCAGCCTATCAAATTCGGCCTGACTTCCCTCAATCCTGAGGCCCTGGCCTGTGATTGTGATCGCCGGTAGCCTTTCCGCGCCGTCTTCCCACAAATCCAAGTCGATTATTCTGTCTGGCATGCTACCTCGTGCTTACGGAACCTGAAGACCTCGTCCGGCTCGTCGTCGTACAGATACGGAAAATTTGGATAAATAGCCGCCTTCCGATACGGCTTCTTGCGTTTAGAAATCATAAAAATCAGCCATCGATACGGTATATAATAACTCTTAGAGGGTGGTTTTAGCCGCACCACATGCGTCTATAAGGAAGTTCTGCAGAATTTCCCTATAAATTTGCTCAACCCGCGATGTCTTGTGGGGTCTTGCGATTCGGGTCTTGGAACACCGTCATTCCATATGGTGCACCTGCACGCCTGAAATCCCCGAGAATCGACCCAGGGAACTTCGCCGCATTCATTGCACAGAGCTGTACCAAGCTCGTTGACCCATATTTCCTTCGTAGAGAGAATATCACATGCCCGATATCTAGCGGCGATTGCTTGTCGTGGCCAGGCCATACCAACGCGGCTATTCCTGCCTTCTCGCCCAGGCCGGCCTCGGTACTTGGAAAGCTTGGTCACGCTTCATATTTTTATCGCCCTTCAAATATGAATTATCCGCCGCCATATTAATCGTATCTAGATAAA